AATTAGCGGGGCAATGGGTTCTGTTGCTTTGACCTATTTCTGGGAGCGCATTACCGGGGTTAAGGCGCCATGACAGCAGATCAGATTATCGAGGGCATCCTCGGTAAAGAAGGGGGTTACGTAAATAACCCGAATGATAAAGGCGGCCCTACGCGCTGGGGTATCACGCAGACCACCGCCCGCGCATATGGTTACGCAGGTGATATGAAGGCGCTACCACGGGAAACTGCCAAAGCCATTTACCTGTCGCAATACTGGACAGAACCGAAGTTTGACCGCATCGCCGAGTTGTCGCCATCCATTGCGCAGGAGTTATGTGATACAGGCGTGAACATGGGGCCGCGTGTCGCCAGTACATTCCTGCAGCGCTGGTTATCGGCGCTGAATATGCAGGGCAAGCTATATCCGGACCTGAAGCCGGATGGTGCAATTGGCAATATCACCATCGCTGCCCTGAAAAGTTATCTCGCTGTTCGTGGTAAAGATGGCGAAACCACGCTGCTGAATGGGCTGAATTGTAGCCAGGGCGCCCGCTATCTTGAGCTTGCTGAAGCTCGGGCGGCAAATGAAGATTTTCTCTATGGTTGGGTAAAGGAAAGAGTGGAACTATGAACTATCTCATTAACCGGCTGAAAGAGCCGTCAACCTGGCGCGGCATCATTCTTGTTGTTGCTGGCGTATTTGGTTATCAGATGCCTCCGGGCATTCAGGAAACCGTCATCGCTGGCGGCGTAGCACTGGCTGGCGTTGTTGGTGCGGTAATGCCGGACAGCGTTAAGAAGTAACGCGCCATGCTGATTCTCTTCATTCTCCTGTCGATTTGGCTCTGTCGACTACCGGAGAGGCCGGGCTGGCCAGAAGTCAGCCCATTCATCTCACAGCTGGCGCTCGTAACCGAGTATCCGGCACGCAGCAAGGGGCTGCGCTGAGATAAGAGCCCGCATTACAGAAGTCCTTCATTGAGGGGCTTCGATAATGCTTACCCGACAAGAAGCATAGATCTGGTGTCGACCAAAGAGGTGATCCACATCTTGACGGCTCGCAAAGACGAGAAGTGGCGGCGCAACTCTGAGAAGAAGTGGCAATGTCGCGTTTATAATATTCTGCAAATGTTATCTGAAAAGTGCCATTAGCAGAGTTTTATATAAGTTTAATGAATTGCCGGTTAAAAAATTACCCGGTAAGTATTCGAGCAACCCAGAGGATTGTTCTGCATGACTGAAAATGACAATCGCAGACCATACCCTCCCGTCAACTTCACTGGCGAAAACTGGCTGCCATATACCCGACTGATCCCTGCTGCCGAAATCGGCGAATGGGTAAATCAGAACATCCTCTCCGAAGAGGGCCGAATCCATAACCCTGACCATACGCATTTGCTCGATGCTGACGTCGCGTTCATGTGGGCGTCAGGCTCATTCGCCAAAAGTGGACGCATTGTGCTGGGTCAGTGTGAACAGGTAATGATGCGCGTTGGCGGATGGCAGAAAGCCAGAATGGAGCAGCAGATGCATGAATGGTTCGGACGCATACCGAAGTTCATCATCACGCTGGCGGCCGATTACTGTGAGCAATGCAGTGACCTCGAATTCTGTGCGCTGCTTGAACATGAGCTATATCACATAGCCCAGGCTACCGATGACTATGGCGCTCCGAAGTTCAACAAAGAGACCGGTATGCCGGTGCTCAAACTTCGCGGCCATGACGTCGAGGAATTCGTAGGAGTGGTCAGGCGTTACGGCGCCAGCAAAGACGTGCAGGAAATGGTGGATGCGGCGAACAGGCCGGCGGAGGTTGCTCATATCGATGTTGCCAGGGCGTGCGGGACGTGCATGCTGAAACTGGCGTGATTTTATACTGCTTTATACGGACGGTGGGTTATGGCTGCACTAAAACCAGAAGTGAGAGCCTTTATCGTTCAAGAGCTCGCTTGCTTTGATACGCCATCCCAAATCGTCGAGTCCGTACAAAAAGAATTCAAGGTTCAGGTGACGCGCCAGCAGGTGGCATCGCATGACCCGACAAAGGTGGCAGGGAAAGGTCTGGCTCAAAAATGGGTCGAACTTTTCAACCTTACCCGCGACCGCTTCCTCAACGAAATCTCCGACATTCCGATCGCCAACAAAGCCTACCGTCTGCGCGTCCTGCAGCGAATGTCGACGACTGCCGAAGGTATGAAAAACCTCGGCATGACAGCGCAGTTACTGGAGCAGGCGGCAAAAGAGGTTGGCGACGCCTACAGCAACAAGCAAAAGGTCGAGCTGACCGGTAAAGACGGCGGCCCACTGAATCAGGTGACGTACGCCGCTGAAGACTATGCGAAGGCCCAGCAGAAGCTGGAGGGAAGGTTAGAAGGGCTGGACTGATATGAGCGGAATTATCGAATGGGATGACCTGTCATTCCCGGAGCGCGTGATCATCCGTTCAAAGTCTACGAAGTCATTCCTGAACTTCACCCGGATATGGTTCGAGCTGATTCAGGGCGATCGGCTGCTGGTTAACTGGCATCACCGCCTGATGGCTTCGAAAATTGATGATCTGCTTGCCGGGCGCCTTGTTCCGCGAAACCTGATTATCAACATCCCGCCCGGCGGTACAAAAACAGAGTTCTTCTCCATCCACTTCCCGGCGTATGTCAACGCCCTGGTGCAGGAGAAGCGGCTTAAACGCTTTCGCAACCTGAATATCTCTTTTGCTGACACGCTGGTAAAGCGTAACAGCCGGCGTACCCGCGACATTATCGCCAGCCGCGAATATCAGGAGTTCTGGACCTGCTCGTTTGGTGTCAACCAGGCAGAAGAGTGGGAGATAAAAGACGAGCGAGGGCGCTCTATAGGCCAGACGGTATCGCGCTCAAGCAACGGGCAGATCACCGGTGGTCGTGGTGGCTACTACGGACCAGAGTTCTCCGGCATGGTGATGCTGGACGACTACAACAAGCCGGTGGACATGCTCAGCGAGTCCCGACGCAAAAGCGCGAATACGCTGCTGGTAAACACCATTCGATCACGCCGCGGCGATAAGTCGAAAGAGCACCCGACGCCATTTGTAAGCATTCAGCAGCGCCTGCACACCGACGATGCAACAGGCTTCATGCTTGCCGGCGGAATGGGCGTACCGTTTCACCATGTCGCCATACCCGCCATGATCGACGAGAAGTACATCCAGTCGCTCGATGAGCCATGGCGTTCGCTTTGCTGGGAAACGGTCAAAGATACCGATTCTGTGGTCGTTGGAGGCGTTCGCTACTGGTCTTACTGGCCGCAGATGGAAGACGTAAACGACCTCCTGCAGTTGTGGGAAAAGGATCGCTATACCTTCCTGTCGCAATACCAGCAAAACCCGATGGCGCTGACAGGCGGGATCATCGACACCAGCTGGTTCAGAACGTACACCACGCTGCCGAAGCTTACGCATCGTGCCGTGTATGTCGATACGAACAGCGGGAAGGTAGAGGACTGGCTGGATTACACCGTGTTTACGCTGGCTGGCATGGGCGTGGACGGTAATCTGTACATCATCGACGTCGTTCGCGGTCGGTGGGACCCGGAAGACCTCCTGAAGAAAGCGGAAGAGGTTTGGGAAAAGTGGCGGATGGCGGGGACGATGCGAATCATGCCAATGCGCCACATGGCAATCGAAGAGAAGCAGGCCGGGCAGGGACTTATCACTACGTTGAAAAAGCGAAGCACCACTCCCGGCCAGATAGCCATACCTGTTAAAGAAATTCCCCGCGGTACCGGTCAGAACAAGTTGGTTCGATGCCTTAACGTTATCCCGCAAATCAAAACCGGGAAAGTGTTTGTCCCCGCGACGCACACCGAAGACGGACAGAAGCTTTCCAGCATCTTCTACGAGGACGGCACGATCGCAGGCTCAACGGAGTGGGTGCTGACGGCGATGACGGAATGCGCTGCTTTCTCCGCTGATGACAGTCACGACAACGACGACATCCTCGATACCTGGATGGACGCAATCGACGACAACCTGATTTCCGGCCCGCAGCCGATGGTTATCGACCCGAATCAACTCAGGAGAATTTAAGTGTGGTGGTTTAAAAAGAAAGAAGTCGCCGCGCCTGAGCCGGCAAAAGAACCAGAAGCGCCGAAGGTCGGGATCAGGCCAGAGGCCGTGGCCGAAGTCCGCGCATCACCGAAAAGAGAGTTTCAGCGCTACGAACCGCCGAAAGGGGTCATCCCCGAGGCTATCAAAAGCGCCATTCTGGCAATGGACTCCACGCCTTACGATGCTCTCAATGCTGCGTATGGCGGTTACGGCTACGGCGACTTTGATAGCTTTCCCGGATACCCGTATCTGGCCACTCTGGCGCAGAAGCCTGAATATCGCAAGATGGTCGGCACCATCGCGGAGGAAATGACCCGCAAATGGATAAAGCTCAAAACTGTCGGCAATGAAGACAAGGCGGATCGGGTAAAACAGCTCGAAGAGGCCATGAAGCGGTTTAAGGTGCGCGAGCGCTTTAAAGAAGCCGCAGAGCATGACGGCTACTTTGGCGGCGGCCAGATTTACATCGACGTTCGTTCGCCGCGGGGCATCTCCGCATGGATGGACGACAACGAGCTGCAATCGAAGCTCTTCATGAGCGATAAGAAGATCACGAAAGGCAGCCTGCAGGGGTTCAGGGTCATTGAGCCTATCTGGACCTATCCGGGGATTTATAACTCCGACAACCCGCTGAGCCCGGATTTCTACAAGCCGACTCAGTGGTTTGTCATGGGCCGGACCGTACATGCAAGCCGGATGATTGATTTCGTCTCGCGGCAGGTGCCGGATCTGCTGAAAGCATCGTATAACTTCCGCGGCCTGTCTCTCTCGCAGATCGCCGAGCCTTACGTCAATAACTGGCTTCGCACCCGCGACAGCGTCAGCGACATGATTCACTCGTTCTCAGTTCCGGTAATCGGAACAAATATGAGCACGATTCTGCAGGGCGGTGGGGCAGATAGTCTTCTGGCAAGGCTTGATGTCTTCAACCGATGCCGCGATAACCGTGGCGCATTCGCTAAAGACAACAACCCTACCCAGCCAGAAACGGTTGAGTTCGTTAACGCCCCGCTTAACGGTCTGGATGCCCTGCAGGCACAGTCGCAGGAGCAAATGTCTGCGGTTTCGAGCATCCCGCTCGTCAAGCTGCTGGGAATTACTCCAAATGGCCTTAACGCAACGTCTGACGGCGAAATCCGCGTTTTCTACGACTACATTCACGCCCTGCAGCAGTCTGTTTTTAAAGACAACCTGAAGCGCGTGATGGACATCATTCAGCTCTCTGAGTTCGGCGACATTGACGATGGCATAACCTTCGACTTTGAGCCGCTGTACGAAATGAGCGCTAAAGAGCGGGCGGAAATTCGCAAAGTAGACGCTGACACGGACGCTGTCTATGTGGCCGCCAGCGTGCTCTCTGGCAACGAAGTCCGTGAAAAAATTGCCGGTGACCCGGACTCGCCCTATCACTCTCTGGACCTGAATGATGACCTCGAAATCGAAGACGACTACGACGAAGAGGAAGAGCCCACCGTGACAGCTAATGACTCGAATCAGATGAATGGGTATGCAAGTGTTAAGCCCGATGCAGAAACGGCGTCTGCCATATATTCGCACCTTGAATCTCTTGGCATAAATAATTTAATCGCCCCGAGTGACATGCATGTAACGCTCATGTACTCACGCAACAAGCCAATCACGGTAGATGCTGACCCTGTTAGGGTTTATGAGGCACAAATTAGTGGCGATATCGAAATTATGGGCAAGGAGCCTTGGCGAGCCTTGGTTATGCATCTTGAAAGCCCTGACCTGCAAAAGCGTTTTGCGGAGCTGAAGGCCTCTGGTGCAGAACATTCATACCCAGAATATTGCGCTCATCTTTCCATTAAATACAACCCCGAAAATGGCGACTTGCAAAAGCTGAAAGATACTCCGCTACCCATCAAGGTTATTCGTCTGGATGGAGAGGAGTTTAAGCCAATATAGGAATTCCTGATGACCGGAAAGAAAAAGCCAAAAACTATCCGGCCTATCAGGCCTAACGCTGGCGTCGAAGCATGGTACCGCCGACAGCTTGATAAGCAGGTGCAGGAAATGCAGGCATCTGTTGTCTACTGGCTGTCGGCAAACTATCGGGCCAGCGGCGCGGCTGTCGCCATGGATGAGTCTCCAGCTGATGTTATGCGCAAGGCGATGAATAAGCTGGTGAAGCGCTGGAAGCGGAGGTTTGATGACATGGCGCAAAAGCTGGCCGACAGGTTCGCTAAAGACGCCATGAAAAACGCGGATGCTTCACTGGCCACAGCCTTCAAAGATGCGGGGTTTACTGTCGAGTTCAAGATGACCTCGCAGATGAATAACGCTCTTCAGGCGACCATCGCCGAGAATGTCGGCCTTATCCGATCCATCCCCGAGAAGTATTTCACTGAGGTGGAAGGGCTGGTTATGCGGTCGGTAGCGCGCGGTCGCGACTTATCCTATCTCACCGATGAACTCGAGAAGCGATACGGGATTACCCGGCGCCGTGCGGCATTGATCGCACGCGATCAGAACAACAAAGCAACCTCAGTAATGCAGGCAGCAAGGCAGCAGTCACTTGGCATCACTCAAGGCGTCTGGAGGCACTCACATGCTGGCAAAGAGCCGCGACCATCCCACGTTAAAGCTGATGGAAAGGTGTTTGAGCTAAGCAAGGGAATGTATCTGGATGGTAAATGGGTGATGCCTGGAGAGGAAATCAATTGCCGTTGCACCTGGTCACCAGTAATACCAGGCCTATCGTAAATAATCAAAATCAATCAAGGTCGCTAAGGCGGCCTTTTTTATTGCCATAAGCGGGGAAGTCTATGGACGAACTCGAATCCTACTCGCTAGCCGAGGATGAGGATAAGTGGATAACCATAAATGGTTCCCACGTCAAAATTGATGAAAATGGAGATGTTGTTGCTGGCGCTGAAGGGAAGATTAATAGTAATAAAAATGAAAAGAAATCAGCCGGGGAAAAACTATCAGCCAATGAAAAGTCAGCCATTTCCAGTTACTCAGGTGACAATTTCTTAAAAATAAACTCAGATCTTCGTAAAGGTAAAGATGAAGACCCTGATGTGGCACGCATTGACTCCGCCATTGGCAAGGGAAGTTTAGAAGGTGGAACGCTTTACCGAGGAATGAGCAGGGAGGACGCAAAAAAACTGTTCCCAGGCGGAGATATTAAAAAAGGAATGGTTGTTTCAGACCCTGCTTTTCTTTCCACATCTAAAGAAAAAAAGATCGCCGGTATGTTCAGCATCGGCGGTGTAATGCTCCAAATAGAAACAAATAAAGGTGACAAGGGGCTAGATGTTACTGGTCTTTCCAGCAACAAGCATGAAGATGAAACATTACTTCCACGCAATGCAAAAATGGAAGTGATTGGAGTGCATCCCCCAAAATCACCGGGGCAGCCGGTGACAATAAAGGTCAGATACATAAGCGAGGAAAAGAGACCCGCAATGGACGGGATTACGGAAAGCCTGGCATTTGACCGCGCATCAGTGCGCTCGTTTGATGGAAACGGCAGGCTTCAGGTTAAGTTAAGCAATATCAGCAAGGCGAATGTCTGCCCCTATTTCGGGAGAGAGATTCCAGGAGCTGAAAAGCTCGGGTTGGAGCCAGATAAGATCTACCAGTTATGGCGACACCCTGATGAACTGAAAAAAGCCGCTGCAACATTCAACAACATCCCCCTTTTATCAATCCATACACCTGACTTCCCCGGCGATCCACCGCGTGAATATCGCGTTGGAGTAACGCATTCAAATGCAGACTTTGACGGAACGTATCTGACAAACGGTTTATCAGTTTGGGATGACTCCGCAATAGCCGGTATTGAGACGGAAGAGCAGGAAGAATTGTCTTCGTCGTACCAATACGTCGCTGACATGACCCCCGGAGTTACACCGAATGGAGAGCCGTATGACGGCATCATGCGGGACATCATCGGGAACCACGTAGCGCTGGTTGAAAGAGGCCGCGCAGGAAGCGACGTATTGGTCGCAGATTCATTACCCCCGGAGCTTAATCACATGCGTAAACATAAGGTAGCGGCGATCCGCGCCACCCTTAAGCCACTTCTGGCGCAGGATGCAGATCTGGAGGCAGAAGTCCGCAAAGCTCTTCTGGCTCTTGATGAGGCCGAAAAGGAAGACGAAAAAGAAAACAAACCCGCCGACGACGAAGATGACGACGAGAAGGATAAGAAAAAAACGGCGGACGATGAGGACGACGAAGAAGACAAGGACAAGAAGAAAACCGCCGAAGATGAAGACGATGAAGAAGACGACAAAGTCTCCAAAACGGCGATGGACTCTGCGATTCATCTGGCAGCCGACAGCGCAACTAAAAAGGCTGCGGAAAACTTCCGGAAAATCCGTGAAGCAGAGCAGGTCGTCCGCCCGCTGATCGGCGACGTCGTTGCCATGGACTCAGCCGAAGATGTCTATCGCACCGCGCTTGAACAGAGCGGTGTGGATATCGCCGGCGTTCACCCTTCCGCTTATCCGGCGATGGTCAAAATGGCGATCAGCCAGAAAGAAAATTCACGCCCTGTCATTGCGCAGGATTCCGCTTCCGTCAGTGAGTTCGAAAACGCATTTCCGACCGCTGGCAAACTGAAACGAGGTTAACATGGCAGGTTTTCAGACACGAATTAACCAGTATCCGGCCCCCGGCGTCGAAGGGGCCTTTGCTGGTACCAACCCTCACGCGACCTATCAGGCTGGCGAGGGCGCTCTGGTTGCTGGCGAGGACGGCCTGACTGTCGGCCGCTTCGCCTGGGATGTTGACGGTGTGGCTTCCAATGCCGGTAGCGGTGTTCCGTCTGGCTTCGTCCATCGTGATGGTCAGGCCTCTATCACCGTTTGGCTGGGTCAGGCATCCATGCTTATCCAGCCCGGCCGCGAAATCACCCTGATGGTTGCCGGCGACTTCTGGGCCAAAACGTCAACCGCTGCCACCCGCGGGCAGAAGGTTTTTGCATCCCTGACCACCGGTGAGGTGCAAGTCGCCGCAGCCGGCGCAACCGTGGCCGGTTTTATCGAGACCGAATTCTATGCCGCAAGCGATTGTGACGCTGGCGAGCTGGTCAAAATCAGCACCTGGAGCAAGTAATGAACGAATTTCAGCGACACTACGCCGCAGCCAGCGGGAAATATGGCATTGTGCTGCCCGGCGCGAAGGACTACCTGAAGCCGGAGTTTGCGGAGAATTTCGCGCTGGCGATGGATGCCCAGCCGCAAATGGTTACTGCGAATAACGCCGGTATCCCGGCCTACTTCACGAACTACGTCGATCCGGAACTTATCCGCGTACTCGTAACGCCGATGAAGGCCGCAGAGATTATCGGTGAAGTGAAAAAAGGCGACTGGACGACGCTGACCTCGCAGTTCCCGATCGTCGAGTCGACTGGTGAAACCAGCGCTTACGGCGACTTCAACAACAACGGCATGACGTCTGCCAACGTCAACTGGGTACCGCGCCAGTCTTTCCATTATCAGACTCACACCCGCTGGGGTGAGCGCGAGCTGGACATGTATGGCGCCGGGCGTATCGGCTATGCCGCCGAGCTCAACGTGGCCTCTGCACTTGTGCTGAACAAGTTCCAGAACAAGTCCTACTTCTACGGCATCGCCGGGCTGGAAAACTACGGTCTGCTCAACGATCCGTCTCTGAGCGCTTCGGTTACTCCGGCGGCAACTGGTTCCGGTGGTGGCATTACCTGGGCATCGAAAGACGGTCAAGCCGTATATGACGATATCTCCGGCCGCCTCTATAAGCAGCTGGTCTCTCAGACCAAAGGCCTCGTAGAGCGTACGGATCGTATGGTGCTCGGTATGTCGCCGGAAATGGAAGTCAACCTGACCAAGACGAACATGTATAACGTGAACGTCACCGATCAGCTGAAGAAAAACTTCCCGAACCTGCGTATCGAAACCGCTGTTGAATACAGCACCGACGCCGGTGAGCTTGTGCAACTGATTGTTGAACGCCTGGGTGAGCAGGACACCGCTTACGCTGCATTTACCGAGAAGATGCGCGCCCATGCTGTCGTGGTGGAAGAGTCTTCCTGGCGCCAGAAAAAATCCGGTGGCACCTGGGGTGCAATCATTCGTCAACCGCTGGGCATTGCCAGCATGATCGGGGTGTAACATGGCCGAAACAGTAACTGTAGGATGCAAACTGCCGAACGGCCTGATCCTGGAGCAGGGCGCGTACAAGGTGGAACTTAACGGCTCCAACTCCTCTCTCGTTTTCGGTGGCTATGGCCTGACCGAAAACGTGGACAAGGAAGCCTTTGAGGCGTGGCTGGCAGTACATGCTGATCAGCCCTACGTTCGCAAAGAGCTGGTGTTTGCCCAGGCGAAAACCAGCAGCGCCCAGGCGAAAGCGAATGAAAACGCTTCGGAGAAAACCGGTCTGGAAGGTCTGGATCAGAACAACCCGGCCCCGGGCATTGAGAAGGCGGACAAAAAATAATGGCGATCGTTGTCTTTGATGTTGCCGCATTTCGTGAGCGTTATCCGGAGTTCGATGCCGTAAGTGAAACGCTGCTTAATGCGTACTTCACGGAGGCAACGATTTACCTGAATAACACGGACAGCAGCCCGGTAAAAGATATCTCTATCCGGGCTCTTTTCCTGAACATGCTGGTTGCGCACATTGCGGCGCTGAATTCAGGCGTAAACGGCGAAAAGGCTTCTGGTCTGGTTGGCCGTGTGGCAAGCGCATCTGAGGGGTCAGTGTCAGTATCAGCTGACGCAGGCCCCTCAAGCGAAAGCTCCTGGTGGTATAAGCAGACTACTTACGGGTCAGCTTACTGGGAGGCCACAAAGCCTTACAGGACTGGTTTTTATGTCCCAGGCTCATCCCCTTCAATGTACCCGGGCCATTATAACCGTCGTTCATTCATCCGGAGGTAGCTATGAATGGAATGTCAGGCGGCGATAAGCTGATGGAGCACCTGCAGTCGATCGCAAAGGGGTTGTCCTCTGGCGATGATTTAAAGGTTGGCTTCCTTGAGGGGGCTAAGTACCCCGACGGGACGCCGGTAGCACTTGTGGCAGCCACCAACGAATTTGGCGGCACTGTAAAAATCCCGGCGCATACCCGGGATTTGAACTTTTACGTTCGCCGTGACGGCGTTTCTCGCTTCGCTAAGCCATCAAAGGCCAATTTCGCGCAGTCAGTAATGATACCCGAGCATATCGTTACGATCCCATCCAGACCGTACTTCAGGAAGACCATTTCTGAACATGGGCCGGAGTGGGGCGGAGAGCTCGGGAAGCTCATGAAGGCAAACGATTTTGACGCCCGCAAGAGCCTGGCGCTGATGGGGGAGCGGATCAAGGGGCAGATTCAGTCGTCCATCATCGCCTTTTCTGAGCCGCCGAACGCAAAAAGCACGGTCGACAAAAAAGGGTTTAATGACCCTTTGGTGTGGAGTGGTGGCATGCTAAACTCTGTTGATTATGAAGTTAACGATGGGGTATAGCATGGGGCGAAAGGCGATAGATTACACAGGCAAAAAGTATGGAATGCTCACCGGTTTAAGAAATACCGGACAGAAATTTCATAAGGGGTTTGTGTGGGAATGGTTATGCGACTGTGGAAATACGCATCAAGCACTCCCCCAGCATGTCACTTCTGGTTCGACTAAAAGTTGCGGATGTTACCGAAAGGAAAAGTCCGTGATTAAAGCCGGAGAGACCTATGGATACTTAACTGCTATCAAAAAGACTGAGGAGAAATACTTCAATTCTTACAAGTGGTTATTTGTCTGTGTCTGTGGAAAATTACTATCCCTTTCCGCATCCCATGTTATGGGCGATCAAAAAAGCTGCGGATGTATGCAGCATTCCAATCCGCACAAAACACATGGCATGGCAAATTCTCTTGAATACCGATCATGGCAGGAAATGAAGGCCAGGTGTGGTGGTAAGGACGAAGTTTCCATCAAGCATTATGTTGAGCGTGGAATAGATTTTTGTCAGGAATGGAATAGCTTCGATAGGTTTTATCAAGATATGGGGCCTAGACCAGCAGGAACATCTCTTGAGCGCATCGACAACGACCTTGGTTATTCTGCAGCAAACTGTCGCTGGGCGACCCAAAGCGAGCAGATGGCGAATACAAGGAGGACTATCAGGGTATTTGTTGATGGGGTGGAATATTGTCTCAAGCATGCCTGCGCTTTAAGGGGTATTAACTATGACAAAGTCAGATCAAGAATTAGAAAAGGAATGCAGCCTCAAGAGGCTCTTGATATGGGGTGACCCATGAATCTGCATTCCATAGTGCGCAGCGCCATTAGCGCGGTCAATCCTCGCGTCGAAGCGCAAATTTATCGCTCATCCGGGCCCGTCAAAAACCCAGATTATTCGACCTCGCCGGGTTTCGATCCGCCAGTGACGATGATGGTGCAGAAGCAGGCGTTAAGTCAGGAAGATATCAGACACATGGATAACATGAATATCCAGTGTGTACTGGTCAGCATCTGGACGGATGGCAATTGGTGCGGGATTAACAGGGATCGGCAGCAGGGTGGGGATAAGTTCGTTATCGGCAATGAAACATGGCTGGTTGTGGCTGTTCCTGAAGTCTGGCCGGACTGGACGAGGGTTATCGCATGTCAACAATTGACGTAGGCCTGCAGGTCACTGAAAGCGATCTGTTTAAGGCGACCGGCGATTTCCTTTCAGCTCTTTTCCCGGACGCAGAAGTCACGCAGACACAGCAAAACCAAACCCCAATGCCGAAAGGCGGTTTCATTACCATGACGCCGCTTTTTTTGACTGACCTCTCAACCAGTGCTGTTGATTACGAGTATGACGGCGTCAGTGATTACGGGCGGGCAGAACTTCGCCGCGTTGATGAATGGCAATGCCAGCTAGATTTCTACGGAGATCAGGCGCAAAACAATGCCACCATCTTTTCGCGCATCGCACGCTCTGAATTCGCATGCACCTGGTTCAGGGAAAATGCGAATGTCCTGGTGCCGCTTTATTCCGGCCCACCGCGGCAAACCTCGATGATCAACGGCGAGAAACAGTGGGAATCCCGCTGGACGCTTGAATTCCACGCAAACCCGCTGATTGTCGTCAGCGTTCCTCAGCAGTTTATGACAGGCGCAGATGTGATATCGCAGCCGGTCGACGTGAGATTTCCTCCGGAGAAATAATAAATGGCAATTTCGCTATCAAAAATCGCCCAGATGCTTCCCGGCGTACTGAAGGCGACAGGGACGGCTATTGATCTCAATGGCTTGTTCCTGACCGACAGCGCATACGCGCCGGTTGGTGCAGTACCCTCATTTTCCAGTGCGGATGAGGTAAAGGCGTACTTCGGCAGCGCGTCGATTGAGTACACCGCCGCGGTGCTGTATTTCGCCGCTTTCACCGGTAAAACACAGATGCCTGGCAAACTGTATTTTAGCCGATTCAATACCGCAGCAGTGGCGGCATTCCTTCGTTCCGGATCGCACGCCACGACCACGCTGGCACAGCTCAAGTTGCTTTCGGGTACGCTGACTCTGACCGTTGACGGCACGGAGGAGACTTCTGCGCCTATCAACCTCAGCGGCGCCACCAGTTTTGATAACGCTGCAGAGCTGATTGAAACCGGCATTGGCTCCTCGGTTGTAGTGACCTGGGATAGCGTGCTGAAGAAATTTATCATCACCTCTGCCACCACTGGTGTGGATAGCACCATTACCTTTGCCGATGAAGGTACGCTTGCTACGGGTCTGAAACTGACCGAAGCGACCGGTGCGGTGATCTCTCAGGGTGCGGCGCCGGCAGTGGTTGACGATATCTTTACTGCCATTCTGTCCAAAGAGCAGGACTGGGTAACATTCTCCACGACGTTCGCTGTCACCAAAGACCAGGCTAATGCGTTTGCGCTCTGGACAAACAGCCAGAACCACCGCTTTGCCTATGTCCCATGGGACGCATCAGGAACGGCAATCGTGGCGGGCAGCTCGAATGCACTGGTGTATGACATCATCAACACCTACGCCTATAACGATACCTGCCCGGTGTATGGTTATCCGAACCACGCAGCAAACGCTATGGGGTTTGTGGCTGCGCTGAACTTCACGCAGGCCAATGGGCGCTGTTCGCTGAATGGTCGTCAGGTGTCCGGGCTGCTGCCGATGGTCAGCAATGACGCAGACTATGAAGCCGCTAAAGCCAACGGGTACAACTTCTACGGCAAGTACGCCGCTAACGCCGTAGAAACTAACCAGTGGACCCCCGGCACTATTACAGGCGACTTCGCATGGCTGGATGCGTGGGCCGGTCAGGTGTGGATTAACGCTCAACTGCAGGCAGCCCTCGTCGCGCTGTTCCAGCAGGCGAGCAATCTCCCTTACGCTACCGCTGGTAAGGCTCGCATTGAATCGTGCATGAAGCCGCCGATTGAGCAGTTCAGGGTATGGGGAGGGCTGACAGCCGGAACCAATCTTGACCAGTCTCAGCTTGACCAGATTCGCGCTATCACAGGCGTAGATGTGTCGGATGCCCTCATGTCGGATGGTTACTACATCTACATCGGCCCGTTCACCGCCGCGATGCGCTCTCAGCGTACTAAGCCCACGGTTTACTTCTGGTACACCGATGGCGGCATTATCCAGGGCATTACCGTTAACAGCGTGGAGGTGCAGTAAATGTCCAATCAGAACATCACTTCGGCTGATGCGGTTATTACTCTCACAGTTCCTAATTTGTATCCGTCAGGGTTCACGCTGGAAGAGTTTGAAGCGCAGAACATTTTTGACATGTCTGATTCTGATATGGCTGAAAAGGTGCGTACCGCAGACGGTAAATTGTTGGCTGGTTATGTTTTTGGTGACATTCAGTGGACATTCCACCTGGCAGCGTCATCCGACAGCATCAACTACATCAACACGTGGGCCAACACCGAAAAAACCGGAAAGACAAAGCTGCGCTGTTTCGGCACTATCATCCTTCCTTCTCTTGGAATGAAGTACACACTCAATAATGGCGTATTGATGCGCTGGCGCTGGGTTCCTTCTGCAGGACGCATCATGCAGCCGATCCCTGGCATGATTGAGTGGGAATCCATTACCCCAGCAAATTACTCAGCATAAGCAATCAGCCCGGTTAATCCGGGCTTTTTTACACCCAAATTTCACCGCGCATCTCACGCGCATTTCACACAGAACCTTTCAGGATGACCCTTGAGGATACCGGCTGGCTGTCGGTGCCTTTCTGTGGGCCGGATTCCTGTGAGACAAGGTTCATCACTAAAAGGTTATTACCGATATGTCTAATATCATCCCCATGAATTACGATGACCGTTCATTCCCTTTTGCTTCTGATTGCTGGTTTAATGCCACAATCGCCGCCAAGCATCACGGGAAGAGAGTGAAGAACTGGACAATTCTGGAGTCGACAAAAGACTACGTTATCGAATTGGCGCAAGAGCTTGATATTGAACCATTCAATTCTAAAGGGCAGATTTCTACCCTTTTAATTAGGATTGAGAAAGGCCGTTATGGCGGAACATGGATGCACCCAGAGCTTGCGGTGGAATTTGCCAGATGGTTATCTCCTAAATTCGCCCGCGCCTGTGACCGACACATTAAAAATCTGCTGCTGAGTAAAAATTTTCAACTCACCGAAGATCAGATTGTTGGCCTGATGGTTTGCCAGCAACCAACATCTTGGGAAAAACGCTTTAAAGACCCGTTCTACCAAGCGCTGTCGAAAATGTCCGGTCTTCCTTACTTCGGTCATGTCGGCGGTTGCCCGGCTCTGTTCGGTCAGATCACCGCTCGCTGGGTGTACGGTGTGGCACTCCCTGATTATGTCTATCAGGCAGCAAAACAAGCCGCCGGAGACAGCAAGGAGAAGATCCACCAACACCTTAAGCCTGATGCACTGGGGAAAGTCGAGCAGCAACTGATCGCCGTTACCAACATTGCCAGTTGCAGCATTGACCAGAAGGACTTCGAAGCCCGCTGCATGGCTGCGTTTCCCGTAAAAGGGCAGATGAAACTGCTGTATGCGGCGGCTTGACCATGAATAACCGAATCGTTGAGTGCGCCTCTAGGGCGGGGCGCGACTTCTCGGAGTTCATGAAAGGCGAGAAGAACATGATGGAGGCGCTGCGATCTGCCGAAGAGTTCACCGAGCAGTTACGCATTCACGGCTGTGTTAATCACCACTTCGTCAATTTCATGATGATGAAAGCGATAATGAAGGTGTTCGACGATATGCGACGTGAGGAGCAGCGCGAAGAGCGGAGACGAAAACGCGCTGAAAAAATAGCAAATAGATGAGGACTTATGCAGGAAATAACACTTCAGGCGCAGACCTCTCAAAAATTCACAGTCGATCTGAATGGGCAGATTTGCCAGATAAGAATTGTCCAGAGATCGACAGGGGTTTATCTGGATTTGTATGTAAACAACGCACCGGTAGTCCTGGGTGTTCTTTGCATGAACTGTGTGAAGCTTGTCAGATATTCATACCTCGGATTCTCTGGTGATCTCGTTATCGTCGATACACAGGGTGAAACCGACCCTTCTTACGGCGAGCTTGGTAGCCGCTACCGACTCTATTACTTAACTCAAGAAGACCTTACTTAGAGAGTGAAAAATGGGAAGAAAAGAAATCACAGTCACAATGCCAGAAACTGCCGGCCGTGATGCAGGAAAGGTATTTATCATCCGAGAAAAGCCGGCGGATGAGGTTGAATGGTGGTCCATGAGAGTTCTGCTGGCTTTGGGTGGTGCTGGCGTCGACATTCCTGATGATATCGCCTCCAGAGGGGCGGTAGGTATTGCAATTGAAGGGCTTGGGTTGCTGATGAAAATCCCACCAAATGAAGCTAAGCCACTTCTTGATGAAATGATGTCCTGCGTTGAAATCTCTCCCGGAACTGACATTCGACGAGCGCTTGTAAAGGAAGACATCGAGGAGGTTGCAACTCGATTCGCATTACGTAAAGAAGTTCTCAACCTACACGTCGGTTTTTTTCAAAAAGACGCCGCCTGATCACGCCATTAGAGTATCAGGACGAAATTCCGGGGTTAGTGGAGTGCGTCAACATCCCACCGCTGATTAGTTCTATTTTGATGCATCCACTGCGCCTCGCTTCCCTTAGTGAGTTGCAATCAGTTTACAGCCTAGAAGATGCATGGAATTTCCTTGAAATAATGCTAGTTGACAGGGTCAATAGGCGATCAGTTCACCGCTGGCAGGAGAAGAAAAATGGCAACCGTTATTGATGCGCTGGTTGTTACACTGGGTTTGGACTCATCTAAGTTCTCCCAGGGCCGCAAAAATGTCAGTGAAGACATGAACAAAATGCGGAAAGAAAGTGAGCAAACAGCTAAAAAAATGGATGAAAATGGTAAGCAGGCTGCCGCTTTTTTCTCAAGAATCCGAACCGAACTTATCGCATTAACTGGACTCGCCCTGACATTTCAGGGGTTCAAAAATTTTGTCAGCCAGACGGCCAGCAACCTTAGTCAGTTGGGATACGCCTCTCAGACTTTGGGAATGTCAGCGAAAGAGCTGGACGCATGGGAGAAGTCATTTTCTCGCTTTGGGGCAACGTCACAACAGGTTCGTGGTGCAATGGCATCGCTTCAGAACGACCTGGCTGTAATGCGAAACAAAGGGCCGATAAGCGATAGTTTAATAAACCTCACGGGAAGGCTTGGCGTAAGCCTGCAGAACGATAAAGGTGCCTGGAAGTCGGTAGGGGAAATCTACACCGAGTTAGCGGACAAATTCCAGAAAATGGATGCAGCCACTCGGCAGATGTACGGAAAAGACCTTGGCATGTCGCCAGAAATGGTCAACTTTCTTGCGCAGGGTAGTAAGGCCGTATCTGAACAACTTGATCACTATGAGAAGCTGTCAAATGCTACAGAAACGGCCACGAAGGGGGCTCAAAGATACGAGCAACAACTTGCTGACCTGAGGGCTCGTTTTGATACTACCGGCCAAAAGATTTTTACAGCACTTATCCCTGCCCTGACCAAGTTGAACGAGCTGCTCGGTAAATTTGCAGACTGGCTGAGCCAGAATAGCGACAAGATAGCGCCATTTATTGAGAATGCTGTAAAGGTTATCAACGATGCAGTTAACGCAGTCGGAGGCTGGGAGAATGCCCTGAATGGCCTCCTTGTCTTTGTCGTAGGGAAATGGGCTCTTGGCATGATCGGCGCAATTGGCAGGGTTGGCGGCGCCATAGCTGGACTGGTTGCAAATCTTGCCAGTGTTGTTGTGAAAAACCCATGGCTAATGATGCTGGTTCCGGCTAATAACACCCCCAACCAGACAGAGGAGAACTCTGAAAAATCCCGTCTGGCGCAGAGAAATCTTGAAAGAAACCGTGCTGAGTGGCAGGCCGAAAACCCAGGAAAGCCGCTGCCACCTGAGCTTGCTCAAGATTACACAAACACCGCAGATCAGGTTATCAACTCACTCAGTAAGCCCCGAGGAATAAGAAATAACAACCCTGGGAACCTGAACTATGCCGGTCAGGCTGGGGCGACAAAAGAGGGTGGAGACAAGGGAAGATTCGCTGTCTTCAGCTCAATGGCTGAGGGAATCGCAGCCCTATATCGACAACTGCAACTTTACTTCAAGCGTGGGATTAACACGATCGCTGATATTGTCAAAAAGTACGCCCCGTCATCTGATGGCAATAACGAGGGCGCTTACATCTCTCAGTTGACTAAAGCGACGGGTAAAAGCGCTGATGAAAAGCTCGACTCTAACGACATGGGAACCATATTCAGCCTGATGCGCGGGATTATTAACCATGAAAATGGAGCTGGCCATGTTGCCGACGAAGAGATCATGAGCGGAATAAACGCCGGTGCTGGTCTGGCATATTCTTCAAGCAACGTCAGCAACCAGCAGTCAACCACCAATGAAGTGCATATCGGAGAGGTGAATGTCAGTGCCGCCAGAAACTCTGATGATGTCGTTAGCGGTCTTAAAACTTCATTCATGGCTAATCCGCTTATTAGCACGATGAACGGGGCATATTCATGAGTAATAATGGTTGGTATGGTGAATTTTCCGATGTGGATATGTCCACGCCGGAGAATGTATTTTACGCCTCTCTGCGGCAATTTATGGGGGCCAAGAGCTTTTGCACTATCGTAAGGGTTGTCAGCGTAACTGCGAGTGATGGTGGCTCTGCTGGTTTCGTTGACATCATCCCGCTCGTTACTATGCTGGATGGCGCTGGTAACGTTGTCCAGCCAACCACTATTTACAATGCACCATTCTCCCGACTGCAGGGAGGATCGAGCGCCATTGTTATTGACCCTACCGTTGGTGATTTAGGTATAGCGCTATTTGCTGACCGCGATATCAGTTCCGTGAAAATGTCTAAAAAGTCATCCCCTCCCGGATCACGGAGGAGGAACTCATCAGCTGATGCTATTTACCTGGGCGGCCTTTTAAATGGCACGCCTTCGCAGTACATCCGGTTCATTAATGGTGGCAGCGGTATAGAGATAAAGTCTCCCGGTAACGTTGATATCAATGGACTGAAGGTTCTCTCAGATGGCCGGTTGCAGTTGGTCGACGGTTCCATAGTTGATAAGCACACCCATGGTGGCGTTGAAAGTGGCGGGAGTAACACATCTCCGCTGGGAGGTTAAATGTCCGTTGCGGATTTCTACACTGAAAAACTCATTGATGTTGAGTTCAAGCTTGACGACCAGAAAGACCCAATAAGACTTTCTGGCTATCGGGTTGAGATGACGATGCAGAACGCCGGGGGGAGATCAGGGAGTTCTCTCGATCTGGCAATTTACAATATCAATATAGATCTGGCGCAAAGGATTGCAGGCACAAACGGATGGTCTACTAAATTCAGGCAGGATTGGGTGTCTATCTTAGCAGGCGACCAAAATCACAAGGATTTAATTTTTCAGGGCAATGCATATGAGGCTTTTATTGATTTTAACAACATGCCGGATGTTCCACTGCGGTTAAGAGCGAATGCTGCATATTATTATCGAGTGTTAACAGCCGCCCCGAACAGTTATAAAGGTCCTGTTGACGCGGTAGAAATGATAGAAAGTATAACTAAATTCATTGGTTACAATTTTGTTAATAATGGCGTCAAGCCAGTGATGCTGACTGATATGTATGCTTTTGGGAGTGCCATTAATCAGATTTGCGAGATAGCAGATGCTGCAAGGATCGGCCTTACCATCCACAACAAGGAAATCCAGATATCGCCTAACGGAGAAATACAGACCGATATTATTACAGAAGTTTCTCCTATCACAGGCATGTTAGGCTACCCTACAGTCACTTCACGCGGAGTTCTTATAAACCACATTTTTCTCCCTTCCCTTAAGCGGCAGGGGCTTATAAGACTGGTAACTGATAATAAATCAGCATCTGGTGTGCTCAAGGTAACGGCCATTGAGCACAATATCGCAAGTAAAGTGCAAGGCGGACCGTGGGTGACTTCTATCATGGCGATTAAGCAGTCGGAGTAATTATGGCCTTCAACGTTAACGAGACAATAATTATTGGTGCTCTTAAGGGGGGCGGACTTTCTAACCTGATCGGCAGCGCTATCGTGCCATCTTACGGGATTTACAACGCCCTTTCTGGTGGCACTATAGGTGAAAAAATATTGCCAGGATGCTCAGTAATCAGGATTGAGCCTCGCAAAGAGTCAAGGGTGACCACCGCCCCCACAGAACGCGCTGACTACATGTCGTTTAATAAAGTGAAGCTACCAAGGATAGTTGATGTCGTTGTGGGATTTCAGGGGTGGACGGCCTTCTCAGGACGCATCCCTAACTTGCCAGACTTAACGCTCACGAGCCGAACAGAAACCTTAACCGAGCTTGATCGGATGGTGGATGAGCCAGGACTGTATGACCTTGAAACTCCAGATACCTATTTCAGAGATATGGATTTGGTCCGCTATGACTACCGGATCACAGCGACGGAAGGGCAAACATTGCTGACGGCGAACCTTATTTTTCAACAGGTATTTACTGATGTTGCAACGCTCACAATGAGTAGCAATGGAAAGGGTAACCAGCAAGTAGTCCAGCAGAAAGCGGGAACGACCGATGCCGGTATAAGCGATATAACAAAAGCTATAGCCAGCGCTAAAAAAATGCTTGGAAGCGCTCTTGTTGAAACTGCTGGAGAGGTAACGACGGCAGTAGCTGGCGTGGGGTATACTCAGCAGGTAAAAGAGGCCACATCGAGGTTTGTTGAGTATGTCTTATAAATGGTTGATTATATTTTTTTTTATATCTTCCGGAGCCAGTGCGTCAGAGTTAGATTGCATGAGGCAAGGGCAAATAGCCAACACAATGTCTGTAATTGCAACGTCATTTTGGCCAAACAAGGATGAGGCAATTAAAAATGCTATCAACACATCGGATATGTTTGCCAGGGAAGGGAAAATGGATAGGGATTTGTTACGCAAGTTCTCTTTGGGCATTGTTGATATCGTATTCACCAATGATGAATACCGAAGGGCTTTCAGGGATAACCCTAATCTGAACATTACTCAGAGATACTACAGGGACTGCGAAGAGAACAAGATGAAACGGTAGCCCACCATCAGGTGGGTTTTTTGTTCTATTTCGGAAAATGAGTTTTACCTACTCTTTTGAATTATTGGGGAATTATTAAACTTGCAGTAAATTTATCTCTGCATAAACCGCAGTAGCCATAATGAATCCATCACCCTTGGCTAAAACAAGGTCACCATAATTTTCATTCAATGCCTTGAGGGTAATTTGAAAGAGATCGCTAAAATACTGCTTAAATGTCATTTCGTCTTCATAGCCATACAGAACAAAGCTACCTTGCCGGGGTTCAACCTTCGGGTCGAAGATAACGACACAGCCAGCAGGAAAGCTAAATCCTCCCGAGCCACTCATTGATTCACCAACAATTTTGAGGGCGAAAGATTCGTCGCTAACCTTAATGCCGCAAGGGTGGAATGTTGTGGCGGATTTTAAAGCTTCTTCAAGCCTGTCAGCAAATGGTCCCATAGTCAGAAGTGGTACCTGACGAACGGATGTGTAGGGAATGAAGTTTCTGAGGTTGGGCTCCTGCCCATCACCAGACGCCAGCCAGCCCGGAGTAGTCCCAAGCGCTGAAGCCAAGCGCAGCAGAACAGCATCTCTTGGTTTGGACTCACCACCTTCGTATGCCGCAATTTGGCGCTGAACAACTCCAATTTGTTTTGCAAGCTCTGTCTGGGTCAGGCCCAAAGATTTTCTTAGCGTTGAGACTCGCTCATTGAACAGGGAATCGAAGTTCACAATTTCACCCTCAAAGACATGTTGACATATGAAAAATTCATATTAATATCTCTACAAGTTCATATGAGTTTTTATGTAGAGAAAAAAGAGGAGTTCATGATGTCTGAAAAGATTTCCACTATCAAGCCGCGCCAGGTTCGCTTTGTAGAAAAGATCGACAATCACATCAGAGATTCAGCTAAACGCTGCCATCGTTCCATTCAATCTGAGATCGCATATCGTATGGAATTGCTTATGAAGCTTGAGGAGAAGGGTGATGTCGTTATTCAGTAAAAACGACGAAGCCCCAATGGCTACAACCATTGGGGCTTCTAATTTGTCAGTATCTACCAAGGAACTAACGAATATGAGTATAGCAACTGCTGTTTCCACTATCAACGTGCCTTTCTACGGTTCTGATCTGTATGTTGTCAGTGTTGATAATGAGGCATACACCCCGATGCGTCCTATCATTGATGGCATGGGGTTAACATACCAGGGGCAGGCCGATAAGCTGAAATCACGTTTTGCCAAAGGGGTCAGGGAAATCATGATCCCTACAAAAGGTGGTGAGCAAACAATGCTTTGCCTTGCTCTTCGCAAATTGAACGGCTGGCTGCAAACCATCAGCCCCAACAAAGTCCGCCCTGAAATTCGCGATAGCGTGATTCGTTATCAGGAAGAGTGCGACGATGTTCTTTACGAGTACTGGACGAAAGGCGAGGTTAAGAACCCGCGCAAAAAGACCACGGTCGATGAAAGAACGCCACTTCGGGATGCCGTTAACATGCTGGTAAGCAAAAGGCACATGATGTATCCGGAAGCCTACGCGATGATTCATCAGCGCTTTAATGTGGAGAGTATTGAGGATTTAGAGGCGACTCAGATTCCCGATGCTATCGAGTATGTTCATCGTGTTGCGCTGGAAGGTGAGTTTCTCGGTAAACAGGAAGCACTACCCGCTCCGAAGCTGGATATTCACTACCCAGCAGACTGGTGGGATCAGTTCCCGCTCCTTCAGCGTGAAAGAAAAATTCAGAAATCCACAGCGGCTGGAGGTTATCAGTTCCCCGTAAGGCTGCTTTATGGATTTGAGGATGAATCACCTTCGGCGATCAGTAGCCTCATAAGCAAACTGGCGATGCAGGGATACGACGTGAGTGCGGTCAAGATGGAATACTTGGCTCATCGTCATTACGCAGAGCGGATGTATCAGAAACTATCCAGAATTGCTGAAATCAGTGGCTCGGTATTAGGCAGTAGCATTACCTTGAATATTCAGACACCTATGCGCTCTTAGCTGTGGTAAAGCTGAGTATATAATTAACTACCTACAAAATTTTTGTAGGTCACGCAAACCTCGCTTCGGCGGGGTTTTTTTATGGGCGAAATCCATGAAAACAATATCTCTCAAACTCGACCCCGATACCTGGGATCTTGTCCTTGATGAGCTGGGTAATATCGCCACGGTTGAAAATCCCTACGCCTGCGCTCAGGACGTAGCGACGGCATGCCTGGCCATACGCGGCGAGTGCATTTACGAAAAAGACACCGGCGTTAATTACAAAGAGCTTCTGAACGTTAAGGCCAGCACCGGCGCCATGGCGGCCGCGCTTCAGGTTGAAGCGTTGCGGATGAGCTATATCGCGCGCGCTGAGCCGACGCTGATTAACAACCGCGATACGCGCCGCACTACCGGCGTTATTGCGATCGTGGATACCAACGGCCTGGATTCCAGCGTCACCCTGTGAGGAAAAAATGACGACAATCTCTACGGCGGTACCGGCCGTGACATTTTCCACCACTGGCCTTGATGTTCCAGATGAGGGAGACATTCTTGCCGGGCGTATAGCAGATATTGGTTTTGCATTCGGGACGGCGATGAGCACGAACCTCAAGACGCCGCAGGGGCAACTGGCGGTCACTGATACTGCAATCATCGCCGACAAGAACGATCAGCTTCTGGCTATCGTCAACAACATGAACCCGGACTTTTCCTCCGGCAGATTTCAGGATGGCATCGGCAGGATTTACTTCCTCGATCGCATTGCTGCTGCGGGTACGGTTGTAACGGCCACATGCTCCGGCGTGCCGGGAACGGTCATTCCCGCGCAGTCCTATGCAACCGACGATAACGGTTATATGTACGTGTCCCTGGCGGCCGGAACGATTGGCGCAGACGGGACGGTAAAGATCGAGTTCCAGAACCTGACTACCGGGCTGATAGCTTGCCCCATTGGTACGCTGAAAAACATCTATGTCGCGGTAAGTGGCTGGTCGAGTATCACCAACGAGACTGCAGGTGTACCGGGCTCGAATGTTGAAGGGCGATCTGCATTTGAGTATCGCCGTCGCCAGTCAGTGGCACGTAACGCCTTCAACACGGCAGCGGCTGTGCGGGCTTCCGTTCTGGAAGTCGACGGGGTGCTTGATGTTTATGTCATCGACAACAAAGAGCCCACTTCCGTCGAGAAAGGTTCCACGAATTACACGCTGCTGGCCAGCTCGATTTATATCGGGGTTTATGGCGGGGCAGTGGCTGACATTGCAGCGGCCATCAATAAAAAACTCCCCCCGGGCACCGTTATGAACGGTGACACCACCGGGACCGTGCAGGATACCGAAAATTATGACGCCCCTTATCCGGAGTACACCTACAGGTGGAAAACGCTGGATGCGGTGAGCGTTCATATCAAGGTGGAATACGAAGAGAATGATGGCCTTCCGTCAGATATCAACGCGCAGATCAGAGCGGTCGTCCTGAATTCCTTCACCGGCGCAGATGGTGGCACCCGGGCACGTGCCGGCGCGCGAATTTATGGCAGCCGGTATATCGGCCCTATCCAGGCGCTAGATGCACAGAACATGAACGTTCTTTCGGTCCAGATATCCCTGGATGGAACAACCTGGTCTAGTGCGCTGACCATGGGCATTGATCAGGAACCGACTCTGGATGCGACAAACATCATAACGGAGGCGGTAAGTGAATAATGTCGACTGGACGATCTACGCGCAGTACGTGAACTCAACAAGCCTGCGCTCACTGATTGATACCTTTAACGCTTCAGTAGCGCCAGAGGACTGGATAGACACGTTCTATGACCTCGTATTTAACATCGAGACATGTGGCGATTACGGTCTGATGTGCTGGGGTAAAATTGTTGATGTAGGGCGTTTGCTGACCGTGACGCCATCCCAGCAGTTTCTGGGCTTTGGCGAAGCGACCAGCACTCCGGCAGAACTCACCGATCCGCAACCCTTTAACCAGGCACCTTTCTATACCGGTGTACAGGACACAAACACTGTCGTCCTGACCAATGACGCATACCGCAAGCTGATCATGTGCAAAGCGATGGCAAACATCAGCGACTGCACCGTGCCGGTCATGAATCGCATGCTGATGTACATGTTCGGCTCCAGCGGGCGAGCTTACGTGCGTGACGATGGTAACCATGTCATGAGTTACGTATTCGAGTTTCAACTTTCCGAATCTGAGCTGGCCATAGTGCAAAGCTCCGGCGCGCTTCCTTCCCCGCCTGGGGTAAAAGTAAACATCGTTCAGGAGGTCTGAATTGAACAATTCAGCCATGCCGTCACGTCTGACGGTTGTTTTTTCTGCGAGTGGCGACAAAAACACGATCCCGGTCAATTCCACCTCTGAAACGTTGGCTGATGGCCTTGCGGCAATGGACTCAGGATTTCCTCCGCTGACCCGTATCGCTCTATCTGCTGGCGGTAAGCCGCCAAAAGGGCAGGATTTTAATGGGATTTTTAATGATGCCTATACTCGCCTTCAATGGGAGCAAGCGGGAGGTTTCTATACATTCGACTCTGCATTTTCGGCAGCTATAGGTGGATACCCAAAAGGCGCGATTCTTATCAATTCAGCCAGGGATGGATTCTGGCAAAGCACTATCGAAAATAACACGACAAATCCTGATGCTGGCGGTATTGGATGGATTAATTATTCATCCGGACGACTCCTGAACGTGCAGACATTTTTATCATCCGGCACCTATACGCCAACCCCTGGTACTAAGTCGGCTGTTGTTGAAATGGTTGGCGGTGGTGGTGGGAGCGATGCTGCCCCAGCCACTGGGGCGGGGCAGGTATCAATAGTTTCAGGTGGTGGGGCCGGGTCATATGCTAAGGGTAGATTTTCAATAAATTTCACCAGCATTAGCATCGTTGTTGGCGCTGGCGGGCAGGGAGGGACCGCAGCATCTCCGGTTGGCTCTGTTGGTGGTTCAAGCTCATTTGGATCGCTGATGGTTGCGCCTGGCGGAACAAGAGGGCCGTCTGCCGGACCAGCAAATCCACCTTTCCTACCTCAGGGTAATGTCGCATCAAGCGCTCCTTCCGGTGCCAATATCATAGGCTCTCCAGGAGCCCCATCCACACCTGCATACGCTAACGCAACCCAGTCATTCCTCGGATCACCTGGGGCAAGTAGCGTTTTTGGAGGCGGGGGATGGGTGCCATCATTTGGAGATCCGGCTATTGATGGACAGGCATATGGTTCAGGCGCATCTGGTTCTTCACAAGGACCATCCTCTCCGGCAGTAAATGGCGCCCGGGGGAAAGAAGGCATCGTGATAATTTATGAATATTCATGAGAATAAAAAATGACAATCACCGAAACGCAAAAAACTGCTCAATTAGCAGCAGATGCCGCCGTTAGCGCCGCAGAAGCCAAACAATACATGCTGGAGGCTGAGCAAGGATATCAGGATACTAGTGCTGCCGCCCAGCAAGCCCAGGATGCAGCTGGCTCAGCTCTTTTATCCAAGCAAAGCGCGGCTACATCAGAAGAAAACTCACTGCAATATGCAACAGAGGCGGGAGTTGCAAGAGATGAGGCTGTAACAGCAGCATCTAATGCCTCTGAGTACGCGCAGAACAAATTCACGTTCTTTAAAACTCCAAGCGATCCAGATGGAACAATTGCAGGGCTGGCGGCAACGACTGATGACCAGTCATTTTGGGTTGCTCAGGGCCCAGATGCTCTTTCGGCAGCATGGCAGTATCAGAACAAAGCAGGCGTAGCAGTGCTGCAGGCCAAACAGCCTGGCACCGCCGCGATAACTGGTACAATTCGCGAGTTTCCTACGCTTGCTGCAGCTCAAGCAGATACTGACGCGGGAAATATTCTTAGTGGGTCCAAATGCTGGGTAACAAATTCCTCTGATGTAACCCTTGCTGACGAATATATCAACAATGCTGGTACGCTGACAGTAACCGGTCGTAAGATGCCATCTCAGGGGTATGTTGACAGGGTAATCAACATATCAACGGATAATACAAATATCACTGTTACTTTCGACTCCGATGGTGGTGTAGTTGATGTCCGTGATGCTTTTGGTGGTGTAAATATTCCTGACATTCCCTCCCCTGTGCAGGACATCCTGAAGCAGATTAAGAAAAATGCATCACCATTCCTTAATGTTCTTACAGACGCTGAAAATCAGGCTTTTGAGTCTGTATGTGATTTTGGTTCTTTGAGAATTCCTGGAATTCCTGTTGGTATAGCTGAGATGCTTCAGGCAACCAGAAAAAAGACAGAGAAACTTTATAAGTATCGTCGTGTTATTGATGCCAGAGAATTTGGGCTAAATTCAAAAACAGGCGAAGACGCGCATCGTGCAATTCAAGCCGGATATGATGCGCTATCTGCTCGCGGTGGCGGTGTTTTGTATATTCCGGAAGGTTACTACAAGCTTGCCGTTCCGATCATACCAAGGCCTAACGTATCTTTAATCGGTGCAGGGCAAAATGCTACGGTCTTGCTTCCTTTTGGATATCTCGCAGCAATTACTTATCAGGGTGCAGAGACCTATATCGAAAATCTTCAGTTTTCTGATTTCACGATAGATGGGGAAAACCAACAATTACACCCTGTTAATGGGTATATACCAGATATTAAAGGGATATACTTGCAGTATTATCGCAATACTATTTTTGATCGACTGACAATTCGCAACACAGGGGCAACGGGATTGGGCGTAGACATGCCTGACAGGGTTTCAATGACCCGATGCCTGGTGGAAAACTGTGGACGACTTGCCACGGTTGGTGCTCTTGGCGCGTCGGGTTTTGGTCTTGGTACAAGCTTCCTTTCCAGCGAGCCACTGTTTGCCAGCCAGCTTATTGGAAGGAACAACAAAAACTTTGGGATTTTCTTTGAGCCACAACGTGGGACTGGTACGGCACAGGATGCTATCGTTACTGACAGCACCTTCTACGGAAATTATGCCGGTCTGGCTGATTGCGGAATTGAAGGTCTCATTGCAGCCAATCTTAACCTTCGTAATAACCAGTATGGTTTTGTCGCTGAGCCTGGCACCAATAATGGTGGCAATGCTGGATTTCGTGGCAAGTTAAATAATTGCATCATCAAAGCCAATACCTCACATGGTATGTATTTTAACACCGGGAAAGGTGATACCATTATTGGCGAATATGCGATAACAGACACACACATCTCAGAAAATGGCGAGGACGGAATCAACATCAGGTATGCCACTGAGGTTACGAACTCAAGTCTGCGAGTATCTGATTGCGATATAAACAACAACGGGCGACATGGTGTTAACTTCGAAGCGGGCCCAGTGGTAAATGCTGACGTTATCAATAACAGAATCTGGAATAACGGTAAGACTACGGCCGGGAATGGAGTAAATAGCAGTCGGGCGATGACTAAATGCAGGATATCTAATAACAGCATACGAGATATTCAGGCAACAGCTACTCAGCAATATCCAGTGTCAATTTCTGGAAATTTAACTGACACCGACATCTCATTCAACCATTGTGTTGGAAATGCTCAAAACTCCTTGAACCTTACCGGCACACAAACTCGCGTCACCACAATTAACAACCCAGGGATTGCATAATGGCGACTATCGTACAAAGCAATATGAAGCTCAAAGGTAATGTCAAGTTACCTTCAGTTAATGCCCCTCTACCAGACGGGGCTAATTTATTTGCAGATTTCTCCACTGGTCGCTACGTCATAAAACACGCAAGCGGTAATGTCATTCGCTCAGCATCCCTGACAGATATACTCTCTTTTACAAGAGCCTCTGTTGCTACGCGAGTTGGGGCAACTGGTTTAATTGAATATTTACAGTCAGGTGAGCCTGCAATTGATTATGACCCTGTAACTCTTGATTGTCTTGGATTGCGTACTGAACTCTCCAGTATAAACCGGGTTGCCTGGTCACAGGATTTCACTAAAACCGCAAGCTGGACCCCAGCAAATATTTCTGTCACGGCTAACGATGCAATCTCTCCAGACGGAAATACTACGGCGACGAAACTTATTGAGTCCACTGATTCGGTCGCCTCTGTAAGAACACTGCTTTGCATCACCACCAGTGACGCAGTATCCGCTTCGCCTTACACGTTCAGTCTTTTTGCAAAAGCCAACACCTCTGGGGTGATTCAGTTGGCAGCGCAGGGAGCTGTCGCTGCCACTGCATTTGCAAACTTCGATCTAAGAAACGGGAAAATAGGGAAAGTATCCCCTGGTTCTGCGACCGTTGGAATGTTTCAGGTAACAATGGAGGCTTACCGTAACGGATGGTACCGCATTGCTATAACCATCACTCCGAACGCGTCCGCATCCCCACAATTCACTGTTGCACTGGTTAACGATGATAGCAGTGCTACTGCTCTGCCATCCTATCTGCCAGCAACCCCGAAATCAGTCTGGATATGGGGGGCTCAGCCAGAAAGGAGGGATGGATATTCATCATATATTCCTACAGCAGGAGCTGAGGTAACGCGTGCAAGTGATGTCTGTACAACACCTTCAACGACAGCATTTATCACAGCCGCAGCAGGAACTATTCTGGCAGCAGTAGTTAACCCACATAGTCTTCAGACTTTAAGTGGTAAATATAATTCACTGGCTTGCGTGACTGTTTTGGATAACAGCGTATCTGGCCCTCACATCAGATTCGCTTATCGACCTCCTGCATCAGGGACTGCAATGGGCACGCCGCAAGGGGCGGCTTTAGGCGTTGTTCCTGACTCTTCAGGTACTGCCCAAAACCTTGAGATACCAAGCATGACGGCAGTAAGCGATAGCGAGCAATCATGTATCTTCGCATTTGATGGAACTGCGCTAACTACAAAACTTTTTGATGGCTATAACTGGTATAAGCGCAGCGTGACCGGAGTTCCTCCGGCCCTTAATCGTCTGACGATCGGAAGGGCTTACCTTGATACCAACAATTACTTCAACGGTCACATCAAGAAAATCATCTACTGGCCAACAGCTTTAAGTGATACTGATATGGAGCAAATTCTTTCTTATCAGTAATCTTGTTATGTTGCAGGTATGGACGGATAAATCCTCTCTTGATCTTCCCCTTCATTAAAACTACTGTATGTATAAACAGTATTAATGGGAGGGCAGATCATGCTTCGACAATCAGACATCAACCAGGCCTTTCGGGAGTCAATCCTTCGAAACTCGAAAGGCTATCAATACCTTTACACCGGGGATTTCGTATCATCGCTTGTAGGCCGCGGCATCCACTTATCCTACTCAGAAGCTAACCGTTGGATAGAGCGCTATCAGTCGTGCTTCGCTGACAAAACGCCGGACCATACCGAGAATAGATTATGGATTCTCCGCAACATGGGGAGGGTGATGTAATGGGCCCATTCCCTTCACCGGCTACAGATTATATCGAGCAGAGGCTGACCGTCACGGCCGCATGTGACATCAATGCGAATTCTCAGGTTATTCAGACTGATCGCGGCTTCGTGATTCTTGACCTGTCGTTAAAAGTGACGCAGGGAAGCGTTGTGCTTATCCGTTGTGCAGGTGAGTTGCAATTTGCAAAGCTGATGGGACAGTCGTTCATCACAGTGGAAGGAGAGAGCATTGAAGGTGAAGCTCTGGATGATGTTGAGGTCCTCGGAGTCGCAACGCACTCGATCAACGATTTGATACAGGATACCAGTCCTGTTTGATGTGTCGCATTTGTGGCGTAACTGAAAAGCGCGATAAGGACAAGGAAGTCACACAACGACACGTAACGACACAAAACCGGATGCGAACGCGGAAAACATATGTGTTTACAGTGTGTTATTTAACGCTCTACTTTCTTCTAAGCCGTAGGTCACAGGTTCGAACCCTGTAGGGCGTACCATTTAAACTCAAAAAGTTATCAACTTCCTCCTCTCGCTGATTTTTTCTCATGTGACACATTTGGGACATCTTCTGCACAGACCGAGTCAATTTGCCTTGCGTGTTCCGTTAAATGGGGAGGCGCCAGCTGGGCATAACGGCGTACCATTTCGATGCTTTCCCCGTACATCAAAAAAACACAATAGCCTGGCAAGAGATCAATTATGTAGATAATACGAACACAGAATGTGTAT